CTTGCTAAATAAATCCATAGCTATAGCATTACGCTTAACTGGATCTTCCATTTTTGCTAAAACACCTACTACTCGTTTTAGCAATTCTTCGTTAGATGATGACGCTATTTCTTTAAGAGTAATACCTAATCGTTCAAAAGGCTCTTGTGCCGATTCAACTCCTTGCGTTACATCATCAATTTTTTTAGTAAGACTTGCTAATAGTTTTCCTGCGTTATCTGCACTACCACCTGATACGGCTAATGCTGAACTAAGAGCCATAACAGAGCTAATACTCATATCATTAGCTTCTGCTAGATCAGTTACTTTATCCGCATACGCTACAGTTTTAGCGATTAATGCGGTCATACCTGCAGTTCCTATAGCAATCTGCGTTTTACTTTTTTCTATAAATTGAGATAGGGCAACAGTTGCATTGCCTAGACCTTTAGTAAACTCTGCCGTTGAGAGTCCTAATACTACTCCAAGTCTTGCTATATTTTGTGCCATCTACTTATCCTTAAACAATTCTTGTGGAGCTTTTGGTTTGCTCTTTATAAAATTAATTAAATCTTTATTTGTCTTATCTTTCTTGTCTTGTTCTGATAGCGGTGGATACAAATATTCATATTGACTAGGAATAATATCCTTTAGTTTATATGGTTGTTTGCCTTTAGGCAACATAGAATTAAAGAAGCCAGTTGTGTGGCTTGCTAGTATTTGAATAATTCCTAGATTACCAATTAAGCCATCGTGATACATAATACATATATCATTTAGCGTTTCTTCATCTACGGCATCAGGGTCTGTTCCATGTGCGGTTAAATAAGCTTTAACTTGCCTACGGACAGACCTAACTACTTTCCCTTTGTGGTGCTATAGCTAGGAGAGATTACATCACCAATGCGTTCTAGCAGTTCTAATTGCACACTAAATGGAAATAACTCATCTACCATTTCGTATGTAATAGTAGTCATGTCAAAATCTTTTTCTTCAGGAACTAGCAGTTTAATCATGGCTAGAATTCTGTTATTTGTAAGAATTTTATTCTTAGCAGTTTCTTTTAATGATCTGCCTTGAACCACAATATCTGCATCACTAAAAATTACATCATCTTCAGGTTTAATTGTGTCTTTTTTTTCAATAAACTCTTTAGATAATTCGTTGTAATACTTATCTACTTTAGCCTCATCTATTTCTTGAGTTTCTTTTAAAATAGATTCGTATTCTGCCGATAGCGGAACTCGCACTTTAAATGTATGACCATTAAAGTCAAATGATCGTGTGCGAATAATATCTTTATTAAACTTCTTGCCAAATGCAGAAGATAGGTTACTCATGTATTACTCCTTATTTGTTTTGTTTTGATTTGTATTTTTCTAATGCCATTCTTAGTGATACTGATAAATCATCTACTACAACACCTGTAGAACTTTCTAATGCAGGTCGCAAAAATGGTTTTGCCCCCATATTTGCAGTACCAAATTCATTAGCTATTGCCCTTGCATCACTAGCAATACCAGTTTCTTTTTTGCCTGACCTAAGATTTATAAAAGATCGTTTTGCTAATTTGTTTCCCGATGCCGTTGTAACTGCACTTATAACTACATCATTAGGATTTACATAAATAGATTTTCTGTCTTTACGGCTAGGCTTTCTTGCCTCTACTTGTAATGATGCTCGCAAAGCCCCAGTATCAGCAGGTGCTAAAGCTTGTGCTTTTCTTAATACAGGTTGCATAGACTTTCTTACTGCATTTGTTAATATTTTCTTTTGATCTTTTTCATTAAAATCATTCTGCATCTCTTTGAAAACATTAGCTAATTCACCAAAACCTGTGTATTGAACTTTAACTGCACTCATATCTAACCTTTTATAAGCTTGTTAAATATAGCGTTGTTTAGTTTATTTACATAATCTACCACTTCTTCAGGTGATAGTTTATCTGCATGGTATTCAGCTATGCGATAGGCAAGATTAATTCCTGCAATTTTTTGTTGTTTAAAACCAAACCAATCCTTTGATCCTGAATTGGCTTGGCTTAATAGATAGTTTAATAAATCTTGTGAATTGTTTTGTATTGTCATGTTATGTATTAAGAGTTAGACCATCCATACTCGTTGCTACCTACTGGATGGATTGTGAAGATAAATTTACCTTCTGCATCAGGAGCCATGTCCCATTGCATACCACCAATACGGGCATTAAACGCATACGCTACTGTGTCTGTGCCATCATATACTGCAATAACATAAGTACGAATAGTAGTGCCGTTATAGCCATCATCACGAATAAGCAACTGTGCAGGATCAGCAGGATTCCAAGGTGCAGTTACAGTAAGGCTAGTAACTTGGTTTTGAGTTGTGATCTTAGCACCAGTTCTTTGACCTGCGATTGAATAAGCGGCAAAAGCGTCATCAGCACCAAAAGATGGAACTGCCTCTACAGGAACTTGAATTCCTGCCGTACCTGTGCCACCTGCAGAAGTGCCACAAATTGTTTCTACTGCAGTAGCCCAAGTAGAAAGATTAGCCACGCTAAATGGTGTTGGGGTTGGATCATCTTGAGTCCATAGTGTTGCTACATAACCCGGAAGAACTTTATTAATTAGAGCCATTTTAAACCTCGTTTAAAGTAAGTTAATAAATCTTGTCTTATGCAGGAACATACAGAGTGCAATCCATAAATACTTGATGCAATCCTAATTCATTATCATAACTATTGTATAACCAATAGGCATCTATTTTTGATACCCAAAACCCAGAAGTGCTTGGATTACCAAACATTCCTGAATAACCATGAAGTGATTGTAATATATCATTGCTCAGATTAAAAGAGTCAGACATATCTTGAGCAAACACAGATACTTGAAATATTGGAGTGTCTATACCCTTATTGCTTTGTGTTTGTCCTGTATAGACAGGTTGATGAACATCCCTTAATTGCCATGTCAAAAACTTTTCCTGATTTGCATAGTTCCTATTAAACAAAGCATAGACAGGCACAGGATTAACAATACCTGCTAATTGGTATTGAATGCTTTGTGCATAATCTACAGGATTTAATTGAGTCGTCATACAGGAGTATTAGGTTGGTTGTAATAGCAAAGGAATGTAACACTCATTCGATCATTAGCTTCACGGCAGTCTGTAATTCGCCATTCCTGCTCTCGCCATGTAATACTAAATAACTCTTGATTGTCTACCATCTGCTTTACCCAAGGGGTATAGTTTAATTTTAGATTTACAAGATCCTGATAAACCCTATAGCGTTCTGAAATTCTTAAACTATTAGTTACATCTGATACTACTGCTCTTGTTTTAAACCATTCTGTAATAGTAGTAGTATATTGACCTAAATCGTTAATGCCGTTAGTAACATTATTAACTATTATATTTTCATAACGAGCAATAGACATTTACATCACCAATGGTTTGTAAGGTCTTAAAAGTTGAGCAACACCAAAAGGTATGTCATGTTTAATACCATCAGTTGTATTGCTACGATTGTTATATAAATGCGTTAAAAGTAATAATCCTGCTTGTTTAATTACTGGATAAGCAGATATAGGGTTAGCCCTAGTCTGCCATGTAATGACTATAGGATTTGCAATAGTTGTGCTTATATCATTAGGAAATGAGTTAACTATTACACGATTAGCACTAGGATCATAATAGTATTGTGTAGAACTAACAGTTGTTAATGTAGGCGGATTGTCTGCATTGTAATAAGCTACGCAATTTATTACATTTCCACATTGCCCCCTAAATCCCTGTGATACTTCAGGTAAATCATAGGCAGTCTGCATACCCATAGCGTTGTTTGTAGCCCCATAGTAAGCCTTATAGGTAATTGGGAATATAGACATACCTAAATAGTCCTCAATAGCCATACGGGTCGCTAATTCAAGCCCTGATAGATAAGTATCCTGACTTTCATCTTGAAACAAATTTAATTGCTGAGTTATTTCTTCAAGGGTAAGCCAAGATGATGTTATATCTCGGCTTATCTGCTCTACCTTTTCATAACTAAAAGGATTCCTTGGCATCCCATAAAAAGAACCATTTGTCATTTGACTTGGCATACAAAACCTTTATGGATTGTAAGTTAAACGAACTCCTGCAAACACATCCCAAACTGTGCTTACTACTCGTTTTTCAGCAAAAAGCGTTACAAATCCTGCCTGCGTTTGATCAAATCTTTTAACAGTAAATTCTTCTCTATCAGCAATAGTTACAAATCTTGACCAATCAGCAAGGTAAACTGGAAACTTGCCTGATCCTACTTCATCCATATAAGGATTAACAATTACTTCATGACCAAATATATATCCAACTGCTGATCCATTTGCATTACCTACTTCTAAAAATACTGGCATACCTGAAACGCCTGTTAATTCACGCAAAGCCTGAATAGTAGTAGGGTGCATCATCCATGCGGTTGTATCATAGTTCCAATATTGTGCAGGTAAAGCAGATGCTAAAGCCGTAATGTCATCATAGGCTAATGTTGCTCCTGCTTGATCTACAGTTAAAACAGTATGTATTCCATCTGTTAAAGCAGAACCATTGCTACCAAATTGTGCGGTTGCTCCGCTTGTGTAGTAATTAAGTCCACGCAATCCAAATGTTCCACCTGTAGTTGTGGTAGAAGAACCAGTTTGATCATCATTTAACATCATAGATAAAGACTCTTGTTGTGCAAATTCAAGAGCTAAATCCATAACAATAGAACCATCAATATT